TTAGAAGTTAATATAATTTGTTAGTTTTTGTGTTGTTTCTTCTTTTTTGCTGTTAGTAATGTGTGTATATGTGTCCATAGTAGTTTTTATATTTGCGTGGCCCATTCTTTCTTGGACTTCTTTGTGATCTGCGCCTGCCTCATATAGCATTGATGCATGTGTATGTCTAAAACCATGCAGACCGATATAAGGTAAGCCGGCACGCTCACGATATATATTGTATCTTTCTGCCACTGACTGATTAATTGTGAAATTATTTTCGTCATTGGTAAACAAATAATTAGCTTTAGTAAATCCTAATTGAAATAAGTACTTTCTTTGTTCGAGCTTCCAAAATTTTAGTTGCTTTATAGTTTTTTCATCTAAATAAATTATTCGATTTGATTTTTTGGTTTTAGGAGTTTCAGATATATAATATTTATCTGAACGAGCTACAGTTTTTTTAATGGCCATTTCATTTGTTTTAAAATTAATATTGTCCCAAGTGAGTGCTAATATTTCGCCGATTCTACATCCGCTGAATGCTAATAGTCTAAAGAGCGTATAGTCTCTGTTTTTAAAATATGGATTCTGCTCTTGAGATACTTCATTTAGAAATAATTCCAACTGTTCTTTTGTATATAATTTTAATTTCTTTTCTGTTTTAATTTGTGGCTTTGGAATAAGTAAATTTAATGTTGGATTATCAGATGTTAAACCAATATTTATAGCATACTTAAAAACTTTGTTCATATAGTTTATGAAAAGAGGGTACTGCTTTGAAGTTCCTTTTTCACTCCAATCATTTACTACCTTTTGACAATATGCCGTATTAATTTTAGAAAGCTTAATATTTCCAAATTTGGGATATATATGTTTGGTAAAGATTATTTTAGTCCTTGAATATGAACTTTCTTTTACAGTTTTTTTATAGCTTTCTAGCCATAATTCTGCTGCTTCTTTGAAAGTAGTATTTGTACTTGTGGGCATTCCTGTTTTTTGTAATTCTAGTTCTAACCTAGAAAGTGCTGTTTTTGCTTCTTTTTGTGTTCTAAATCCTCTTTTAGTAGTATATTTTTTCTTTCCTGTTAGCGGATCAATACCGAGATAAGTTTTAAAGTACCATGCTTTTTCGCCATTTTTCTTTTTATATTGTTTTATCATTGCCATCAATATTACCCCTATTCAAATTCTAATTCTGCCATGCTATCATTGAAAAATTCGATCAGTCCTTGTTCCTCTATAAATTCAAGCCATATTTCCTTCCCGTTAATTAATGGAACTCCTTTTTCTTTACGAATTGTTTGATACAAGTTAGTCACGACTTGTTTCCACATTTCTAATACAGCTTTATCTATTTTCTTATCATCCCAGCGTTTTTTGGGGGGTCTATTTTTATTTTTTTCAATTTGATAATTAGTAGCTTTGATGATAAATGTTTCGTATCCGGTTGTGTTTTTTTCTAACCATTCTTTGAATTCTGTATATATCATTTTTGTTCACCTTTCTATTTTTGAACGTATGTTCTTTTTTTGCTTAAAAAATTTTAGAGAGCTGCATAACAATAGATGCGAGCTTTTAATAATTCTTTCACAAGTGGTTCGAAGCGAATGCTTAAATTATTATCTTCTATAAATTTCATGTAATTGATATTGTGTGGTTCTAATTCAGATTTTGCAATATATCTATCTAATAATTTTTCAATCATGAAACGATCAGCCTCATATTCCATTTTTGAATGTAGAGAGAATGCTAAGTTATATAAAAAATAATTATCATGATGTTTAGAAGCGTGTCCTAATTCATGTAATAAGGTTCTTTGTCTTCTATACTTAGATAAATTAGCTTTTATTACTATGGTATTCATACAAGCAACATAATGGCCATCGGCATCAAGGTTTTCACGCTCTTCTACCTTAACGCCGAGTTCATTAATTATCATTTCAATTTGACTGTCCAAATGACTCACCTACTTATTTAGTTATCTTTTTTCTCTAAATATGCTTCAATCATAGCTGATAGTATTTCCCTATCATTATCGGTGAGCGGTTTTCCGTCGCTACTCATAACAGATGCTAAAGCTTCTTCCACGGTTAGTTTTCTTTCCTCTGGTGCAACTCCTATGTTGGGATCATCTGTGCGTCCTAACAAATAATCAGTTGAGACATTAAAATAGTCAGCAACTGCATTTAGTTTATCAATGGATGGCTTACTTTTTTTCCACGCGTAAAGTGAATTTTTACTAAAATTAAGTTTTTCTTCCAATTCGACAATAGATATTTTGCGTTTATCTGCTAACATTTTTACTCTCTCAAATGTTGTCATAATAATGATTCTCCGATCATGCCTAAAACACATCTTAAAAACTTTGTAGATAATCGTTGACATCTACAAAACTTTATAATAATATATGTTCGTAAGCTAATTTAATAAGCTAACAAGCAATAAGAAAGACACCTAATAAAGTAAACAAATTCGAGGTCGGGAAACTTAGAATGTTAATTTATAGGGTAATTCTGCGCTTATTTAACTATGCACTTATTCTACAAAACTTTGTAGAAAGTGTCAACAAAATTAGCTAATTTTATTAGCTTACAGAATTTAACAAGGGAGAGATACACATATGACAAACTTAGTAATTATGAAAGATCAACAAGCAGTAACGACTAGTTTGCAAGTAGCGGAGGTGTTCGGGAAAGAACATAAAGTTGTTCTAAAAGCCATCGATGAGCTGAAAGAAGGGGTGGCGGAAAATTCCGCAGACTCATTTGATGGGGTGGCACAAAATTATGCAGACCTATTTTACGAAGATACTTATATTCATCCCCAAAACAAACAAAAATATCGTCAAATAATTATGAATCGTGATGGATTTACATTGCTTGCTATGGGATTTACTGGAAAGAAAGCATTGCAATTTAAATTGCAGTATATAAACGCATTCAATGAAATGGAAAAAACAATAAAAGAGAAATCAGTATCCATTCCAACTACAAAAAGAGGATTGGCACTACTAGCTTTAGAAGCAAGTGAGGAAACTAATCAACGAGTGGATGTCATTGAACAAGAAGTTTTCGATTTAAAAGAAAATCAGCCGTTACCACAAGGTGAATACAGCATTATTTCTTCTCGAATTAATAAAAGAGTGTACGAAGTAGCGGATGCCTACTCAATTAATCGCTCAAATCGTAAAACTATTGGATTACTTTTCAAAGATATAAACAGTGGAGTCAAAAAGATTTCAGGTGTAGGAGCACGGACTCAACTGAGAGCCAAACACTACGAAAAGGTGATGGACTTTATTAATAGTTGGGAACCATCTAGTGTAACGAAATTCGAATTAAGACAAACAAGAATGGATGTTTAGGAGGAGTTAGTTATGTCGCAGGACTTCATTTTAAAAGTACGTGTGGCGTTAGCTACGCATGACAAGAGTCAAGCTTGGTTAGCTGAACAGCTTGATATTTCAACAGCTTACATGTCGGATATTATGAATGGACGTAGAAAGCCAGATAAACAAATCAAGCCAATTGAGGCAGTATTAGCAGAATTAGAGAAGGAGGAAAAACATGCAAATAACAATTCCAGATAATTTAGTAGTTTCAGAATTAACTGCACAGATTACGAATGCTGTGCTTAATTCGTTGGACGAACGATTACGCCTTATGAACAAATCAGTGGAGCTTCCTCCATATCCAAACAAATCAGAGGTAAAAAAAGTTTTAGGCATTGGTGATGACAAATTAACACATTGGATAAACTTAGGCTTAAAAACACAGCAGTGGAGTAAGTTAGACATCAGAATTGAACGATCAGAACTCCAAAGATTTTTGAAAGAAAACTTTGAGTTCTAAAGGCAAAGGAGAATGATTTTATGTCCTACACATTGCAACAAGAACATCAAATTCTCCGTTTGATTAAACAACGCAGGAAACAATTACAAGATGATCGTGAAGCGCTTAGAAAAGCCGATGAGCTATCAGATAGACAAGCTGAACTAATCGCTTCTGAACTTGAGGATTTGAGAATGCTAGAAATAAAAAATAGGGAGATTAGATTATGAAGAAGACAGACACACTTTTTATAGGATTCATCCTAGGGCTATTAGTGATAGTAGCACACCAAAGTATTATCGGGGGAAGTTTGTTCGCAGCATTGATGGTTTTAATCAATCTGCTTGATTCAAAAGAAAGGAGCAACTATGGCACGAGAAGAAGCGCTAAAAATCGGTAAAGTGATTGCTGATAATTGGTGGACCAATAACCGTCCTATTATTTTAAGCAAGCAGCATATCGAAAAGCAAAAAGCATGGCAACAAATAAAAAAGTGACTCCGCCGGCAAGCATAGAGTCACAAAGAAAATACATCTAAGGAGATGTTACCACATGGAAAAAGAACTTTCCACTCTAGATCAATATTTGACTGATCCTAGTTGGGGCAAATCGAATATCAAGGAAACAAATAATCGAAAAATCAGACGAAATCTCTTGACGGATGAAGAACTATCATGTGATCGAGATGACTTGGGAAATTTTGTGAGCATTTGGGATCATGTTTATCTTATTCATCTATCAAAACATTCAAATAAACCTGAATATATTTACATCATCGAAGATGGCTTGATTGATGCACTAGAAGAGTACGACAGAGATAACTTGATTGATATCTCTTATTACGGACCAGGTAAGAAATACATTGCTGAAATGGAGGCAAAATTTGATGAGTGAAAAGGAACAACCTTTGAAAAATAGAAGTGATAATACGCTTTTTAATAGCTTATACAAAATAAATGTGAAAGGTGTTACTGAAAAACGAAATAACCTCACTTATCTTTCGTGGGCATGGGCTTGGGCAGAAGTTAGCAAAGTGTGCGAGGCAGTAGATTATGAAATCTATCATGATCCAGAAACACATCTGCCGTATATCTTTGATAAGAAAACAGGCTATATGGTTTTTACCAGTATCACAGTCAATGGTATCAAACGTGAAATGTGGTTACCTGTCATGGATGGTGCAAACAAGGCAATGAAAGATGAGCCATATACCTACGAAGTCAATGATTATCAGTGGAATAACGAAACGAAGAAAAAAGAGATTGTTGGAAAAATCGAAAAGCGAGTTGAAGCAGCAACTATGTTTGATATCAACAAAACGATCATGCGCTGTCTTGTAAAAAATCTAGCAATGTTTGGGCTAGGGCTATATATATTTGCTGGCGAAGATATGCCAGAAGATGTCTCGATGCTTGAACCAGCTACTCAAAGAAGCAAAAAGCTATTCTTGGATGCTTTACAACTGGTTGCTAACAAGTACGAAAAATCGATTGATGAAGCAATTGTTGCATTGACTGATGCAGCTTCTATAACCGCTGATGACAGTAAATGGACCAAGAGAGACTTGGGCATTCTAAAACGTGGCGTTAACTGGCTTGAAGATCAGTACAGAGAAGAAACAAAAGAGAAGTGATATGAGTGTTTAAACCATTAATCGATTCATATTCAGCGGTTCTGAAAAAGTTCAAAGGGAAAGACATAGGCGCAACCATCAATGAGGAAGTGAACATTGATCGACTAAAGACGATGTATGACGGCTACGATGGTGATCGAGTTATTGAAATTCGTTTTATTGATCCTAGACGTTTCACCGTACAGCAACGAAACTTCATCTATGCACTCATAGGCGATATTTTCATCGATACAGGCATGCCAACGGACTTCTGGAAGGAATTCTTTTACTTCCGTTTCGAAGGTGTCACAGGGCGCGAAATAAGCCTCAAAGATGAATCGAATACGACTGTGAGTGATGCCAATATCTTAGCAAATATCATCTTAGATTTTATCTTTGAACATCATATTCCTTTCAAAGAAGGCTATGAGATTTTACCAGCGAATCAAGAATATTACTTCTACAAATGCATCACAAAAAGAGTCTGCTGCATCTGTGGCAAAACAGGAGCTGATATCGATCACTTTGACAAAGCGCTAGGAAGACGAAAGCGCAAAGAAGTTGATCATTCAGAGTACACATTTGCAGCACTCTGCAGAATCCATCACACAGAGAAGCACAAGATAGGTGTGATCAATTTCAAAAATAAGTATCAAATCAAAGGGATCAAGTTAAATCAGGAGACAATCAAGAAATTAAGAATCGGAGGATAAAAAGTGGACCACAGAAGTTATTACGCCATCATACCTGCAAATGTTAGATATGACGATTCTTTGATACCTAGTGCAAAACTTCTTTATGGAGAAATCACAGCTCTATGTAATGAGAAAGGTTATTGCTGGGCTAGCAATGAGTACTTTGCCAATCAATATAAAGTAAGCAAACCAACCATTCAGAATTGGCTAAAGTCACTTGAAGAAAAGGGCTATATCTATAGAGAAGTTAAGTACAAAGTGGGTAGTAAAGAAATCGAGGCTAGGTATATAAGAATTCTTGGTGGGGGTCACCAAGAAAATTTGGCGGGGGGTCACCAAGAAATCTATCAAGATAATAATACATCTATTAATAATACATTTAATAATACAAAAGAATATATAAGAGACTTACCGCCTTTGAAAAAATCGAAGGCTAAGCCCATCCGTCATAAATACGGAGAGTATAAAAATGTTCTTTTGTCAGATGAGCAGATGGAGAAACTCAAAACAGAATTCCCTAATGATTACCAAGAGCGAATCGAACGACTGTCAGAGTATTGTGAATCATCTGGTAAGACTTATAAAAACTATTTGGCAACTATTCGAAGTTGGGCAAGGAAAGAAAAAAGTGAACCTAAGAACGCAAGCAGTGGATACAAGCGCACAGGAAGACGAGAGAAGCTTCCTGAATGGGCAATCGACCAAGAAGCCTATCTTAAGAAAAAAGCGCTAGAACGAGCTAATAGACAATCAAAAGCACCATTCTAAGAGGTGGAAAATTGAAGATCGATTATCTAGAACTAATTAATGAAATAGCAAAGTATAAAACTGGTGAGGAAATAGAAATTCTGAGAGACGTATATGATCAACTCGAAGAAGCTGGAATTGAAGGAATTAAGAATGATCGTTCAAGTTGGAGTAAACTCAGATACTATTTCGCACTCTATATCGATGCAACACAATTAAGAAATTTAGCTTATACAAAATTACTATTTGTTGATTGCGTCAAAGGATTGCAAAAACATCTTAGTGAACTTAAGCAGGTGTAATCAGATGGACCTAAAGACATTTACAGCACAGATTGAACTAATGCATCAAGAAGCTTTAAGACAAAGTGTGTCTTACGAAGACAAGTGGCTCAACACGTTCCACGGCGGACGTGAGAGCGCACTTGATCAAGTACTCAAATTACTGAAAGGAGAATGTCGGGATGGATAAGAAAGCGGCAATGCAGCGAATTATCGAATTGACTTATTCAGAAGATTGGCAAAATGAAAAAGAAACTGCTTCAGAAGTGATGAGGCTTGGAAGAGCGATGTGGGCAGACAAGAGCAACAAGCTAAGACCACGAAAAATCGCAATTTGGCACGGTGACAAACTTCTAGTGACAGGGACAGCTGAACAGTTAGCAAGTCTCACAGGCTTGCACGAGAAAATCGTGAGAAAAAGAGCTAGGTGTGGATACACAGACGTTAAGAAGAGAACGTTTAGATACGTGGAGGGATCGTCATGACAACAGAAGAAGTGATTCAAATGCGTATTCGAAACATTCAGAGTGAGATTGACGATCTGGAACGAACAAAGGCAGTGTTGGTCAATGAAACGGCGAGAAAGGCAATCGATTTGCACATAGAGAATTTAAGAAGGGAAATTCGTAGATTGGAGGAATAAACGTGGATAAGAAAGCAGCAATGAAACGAATTGCTGAATTAACCAAGTCAGAATCTTGGCAAGAAGACAAAGAAATAGTTGCAGAAGTCCAAAAGCTCGGCAAATCAATGTGGACTGAAAAGCCCAAACGGAGAACGCCGAGAAAGATTGCAATCTGGCATGGTGATCGAATTCTAGTAACAGGTACTGCTGAACAGTTATCTGAAATTACTGGGCTGAGCAAAAACATCATCTGGGATAGAGCGAAGAATATGGATATTGATTCTAAAGGTCGTCAATTTAGGTATGTGGAGGAGAAAAAATGGATCTCATTACACAATACAGTGACATCATCCTCAAGAAAATCATGATGAAGATTCAGAAAGACAAAAAATCAAAAGAACGAGCTGAATTAGTTAAGTTAGAAATGGCTGAAACAGGAGCAGGAGTGCGAAGTAGCAGGCATTGGAAAGCAGCAGCAAACATTGAATTCTATTACAACGAAATTCAAAAAGGGTTCGATCAGATGCGTGAGCTGGATCGGCAAACAAATTGGAGCAAGAAACTTCATCAAGATCGTTTCAAATTTGTAGAGAAATATAAAGAGATATTAGACGAATATATGGAGGACAGCGAATGATACCGAAGTTTCGAACTTTTATCATCAAAGCTGACGGTGATGATCAAGGATGGATGGATTCATTCAACGGCTGGAATGATAGCAACTACTCTTTAAATCAAAAGATTGATGAAAAAGAGGTTGAGTTATTAGAAAGAAAAATTGATAAATTCAACCATGAAGTGGCATGTGGACCGGCAATTAGATTGGAGGAACAGCGATGAATAAACAGGAATTGATTAATGAACTAAAGATAATTTCACTAGAAAAACAGCATAAAGCCCTGACGCATCCAGAAAGCAAAAATTACTATGAGGGCATGGTGATGGCTTATTCTCAAGTCGTTCATATGGTTAATACGGTGTTAAAACTAGACGAACCGCAGAAACCAGTGGTGCCTAAGTTTGTGGCGGAATGGATAGAATACGCTAAAAAGAAAGGCGATAGTCTAGCTATTTCATTCAAGCCGTGGAACCTCTACGGTGTTGAGTATAGGAAGGCTGATAGATGGATTGAAGATAATCAAGAAACGTTTGCTCGTGCTTGGATAGACGGCTACGAGGTCGAGGAATCTAAGTGGGTGGTAAACGAAGGCGATTTAGTCATTCGTAAAGGTGAGCATGAGGCGAAGGCATATTTCGTTGAGAGCGTTGATGATGATGGAATACTTTTGGTGAACGGTATTAAAGATGAATTTTTTACTGATTTGGACGATCGTTCGGTTGACGAAGAATCAATCAACTACTTTTATGAAAATTTTAGATTGTTAGCAAAGAAAGAGAATTTGGAAGCCGAGAAAGTGGAGGTGTGAAATGAATATCACAGAAGAAGCTGAATATTTTATAGAATTACCAGCAAAACAGAATAAACTTTATGTGAATTATGATATCGAAGAGAATATCAGCATTGATGCGATCAGAGTAACTCGTTTTACGGAAGCGGAAATAAAAGCAATTGATGAAAGATACTGGCCATTTGCTGTGCCAGTGGAAGAGGAGGCAGAAGGATGAGCGGACATCTAATGCTCCATATACCAGACGGAACAAAGGCAATTGCAATTAGCATTGTTGCTGAACGAAAAGATGGCGGTTTGGCGTTGACCACAAAAGGTATTGATACCAAACAGATTTTAGAAGGCAGTGATGTCGAGATAGAGATCGATGAGGAGGAAGCGGAATGAATGTTCAAAATAGTATTTTATCTGTTCGATTACAAAGATGGTTCGTTTAAGAAAGTTTATTTTCATCACTGGAATGATAGCAAGCCAGTTTTTACAAAAAACAATAGGAGAGCAAAGAAGTATTTTGATAAAGGGTCAGCAAACAAAGATATAGCGCAGTTAAGAAAAGTAGAATCACCATCTGCGAAAACATTATCTATAAAATTGGAGGAAAAAGAATGAAACTAAAAGACGGATTTTACGCTAGTAGTCATGGTATCGGCGGTTTAATGCTGGATATGCAGACAAAGAATCCTAAAACACGTGAGAAACCAAAATTCAAAGTCGGCGACATGGTTCGATGTGAAGCAGAAGAGTTCATCTATCCATTTCGTGGATATGTAGAACACGTCTATAACCACTCGGCAATCATTCGCATTGAAAACACGATGAAATGTGACAAGTGGTTAGCGAAAAGCAAAAAGAATTTAGCTGTAGCGAGATTGGTGGATATGGAGGTTATAAACAGTGAAATTTAAAATCTTTGAAGAGGACACTCGCTATAAATTAGAAAAAGAATTAAACGATTTTGCGAAAAACAATGAGATTCAGCATATATCTTTAGCAACTTCTAAGAGAGGTTATGCAAATTACTATGCAGCTGCTGTGAGCTATGTAAGTCGAGAAGTGTAACTCGGCAAATAAAAAAAGCCGGATCGCTCCGACTGATGTAATAAATCCGACAAGTTTATTATATCACATAAAGGAGCGGTTTGACTTGATGCAATTGTTACGAGAGGTAGATTTCAAACAAACAAGATGTAATGCGAGAGATGTGCTGAAAAACTTTCGGCGTTTGGAGCGGATGGCAGGTCGCTCTTTGATAGATATTAAGTCTCCTATCATAACCGATATGCCGAAGGCACCGAAACACGGCAATAAGGCAGAAGATGCGATCATTCAGATGATGGATATAGAAGCGGAGAGAGATGCGATTCTAGCGGCTTTGATGGCTCTTAGTCTGATTAGTCGTCAGATACTTTACTACAGCTTCTGTGACGTAAACAAGCACTCTAATTATGAAATAGGGCAATTGATACGAGGATACGGAGAGAAGAACGTAGAGAAGCTGAAATCCATCGCATTGATTGAATTTGCTGAAGCATACAAAAAAGGCGTGTTAGTTCAGTATCGTTAATTTTGTAGGGTTTTTGTAGGGATAGTGTAGGGTTTTTGAGTGTTTTAACGTGATATTATGGTAGTGTCGAAAGATTAGTGATAGGTCTGAGACAAAATAATAATAAAAAGAACATCGTTTTATTATTGTTTCACAATTAAGCTTCGATAGACAGCAGCGGAAATATTAAGAATAAGGATGTGAATTTCAACTCCTTCTAAATTATTCTTATTATCTATCATCCGTTGCTGTCTATTGTTTTTTTAATTATTCACACGATAACTAAAGGTGAGTGAAGAGAAATGATTCCATTAATAATTTCAATTTTTGCGCTTTGTCTTAATGTCTATATGATTGGATTTAAAAATGGGCAAAATAAAAAATAGTAGCAGCCAAGAATAATTTTATAGTGTCGAGTGTCGCTGTGGCGGAAGTAGAAGACGCAACGATAAATGGCGAGTAGCCTCGTGAGAGCCTAGTAAGTTCTCGTGTGTGGTGCGATTCCACTCCAGTGACTTTGGGTTTGCGGTACAAGATCCCGAAAGTAAAACCGCTAGCAACTGAGGGTTGGAAATGGGCGCTCAAAGTACACGAGCAAGGCGAGGTCGATAGTAATCGATGGAATCGGTGTAGGTTGCTATTACATAGTTGGTTCGGTTAGATTGAGTTTTGGGATTTGGTACAAATGAATCGTCAAATGACTCAAGCACAGGATCGGAAACGTCCCTGCCTGTGCATTACATATTAGATCACTCTTTGAGTGGTCTTTTTATTTTATTTAAAAGGAGAATAATTATATGAAACAATATACTACTAAAGATTTCGAGGAAATGAAGCAACTAAAGAAGGACTATGAAGAAGTTGGTATGGAGCTAACTGTTGGAGTCATTCAACGAAGACTGCGGGTCGGATTAGAGACAGCAAAGGCTATTTACAATGATCTAAATGCGACTGAAGAGAAGGACTTCTAATGAGAAACTACCGCTGAGCGGTCTTTTTATTTTGAAAGGAGTTTTATCTATGAATGAAAACCAATTAAGAGAGTTATTTAAATTGAATGAATCAAATCAAACTGCAGAGGCAACATTCTATGAAGCTCAAAAAAGCTTAGCGTTAATCGCAAAACAAGCTAAGTATTTCTACGATCAGCTTATTCTGCAAGGATTTAATGAAGGACAGGCTATGGAATTTATGATGCGAACCTTTTCTGCCAGTAACCAACAGAAAGAGTGATACGTAATGAGAACTAACAAATAAATACCCGCAACCAAACGCAGATGATCCAATTAGAGTTGTCCAATCAGTCCAGATTAAAAAGAAATACTCCATTGTTGAAATGACCAGAGAAGCTACGCCAAATGAAATTGATAAATGCAAACTTATTTATTGCGGTCATGGTTTCTTTGATGAACCAAACATTCAAAATAATATTAACAAGAATTTGAGGGATTAGAATGCAAATTGAATTAATAAAGTTTCCGATTTAAAAATATTGATTGAGGCTGAATTGATGTTGAAAGATATTGAGAACTAATGGATATTAGAGTATCCTAAATTTAATAATAAATTTTTAGGAGTGATTATTAATGGGATATTCTGATCTTAAAGAGTTATTTACTGATGCAAAGAATCTTGCAACTGGAGCGAACGATTTACAATTGAAATCAGTGCTACTGGATATTCAAGGTGCGGTTTATGATTTGCAAGAAGAAAATAGGGATTTAAAGGACAAAATTAAGGATTTAGAAAATCAAAAAATTTTAGATTCGGAACTTGTAGTAGATGGACATTTTCTTTATAAAATAAACGATAGAACGAATCAAGCTTTTTGTCTAAAATGTTGGGATTCAGAAAATAAATTAATTCGAGCAATATCGATTGATGAATATGGTATTGAATTTAAAAAATGTACTAGATGCGACTTTACGTCAGACTCATTTCGAAAAGTAGAGAAGTCGCAAATATAGAAAAACAAAACTCAACGTAAAAAGAATGCGAGGTGGTGTGTATTGAATGGCAAGACAACGTGATCCAAGGCGTGATGAAGCCAAAAGGATTTGGTTAGAATCCAACGGAGAAAAGCAGTTAAAGGAAATTGCATCTGAATTAAACGTTTCAGATTCTCAGGTTAGAAAATGGAAATCGCAAGACAAATGGAGCGCTGAATTGAAAAGTAACGTTACCAATGGCAAAAGTAACGTTACTAATCAAGGTGGCGCTCCTATTGGTAATCAAAATGCTAAAGGTAACAAAGGAAACAGCAGAGCATCACCACCTAAGAGAAACAAGAATGCTTTGAAAACAGGCGAATATGAAACAATATTCTTTGACACGTTAAGCGATGACGAAAAGGACATCTATTCAAGTTTGGATGATGATCCTTCTTTTGTTTTGTCTGAGGAAATACGGTTGTTAAAGATACGCCAGTTACGAATGATGAAACGGATAAAAGAAGCCGAGTCAGGTTTAAACGATGAAGAGGTTGATCGCCTGCAACAAATGCGAAAGATTAAAACGCCAATCGAAAAGGATGGTAAAAAGCTAGAAATCAAGCGTGAGGTTATGCAAGACGTACAGGTCTCAAGAAAGACTTATCGAAAAATAGATGACATTTTGTCTATTGAAGATGCGCTTACTAGAATCAGCAACCAATTAACGAAGGCAATCAAGCAGCTTAATGCATTAGCTACAGAGGAATCAAGAAACAAAGTATACAACAACCAAGCGAATAAGCTTGAAGTTGAAATTGATATGCTGAAACTAAAAGCTGATTTGTTACGCAATGATTCTGAAAAATCTACCGAAGAAAAACTTGATGAGTTGTTAGAAAAGATTAGTGGTGAATTAGATGGCACTAGTTGAGATTTATAACCCAAAGCAAATCGACGTGTTAAATAAAACCATTAAGAATGATTGGTTCATTACTTTATTACATGGAGCAAAACGTTCTGGGAAAACAAAAATAAACAATGATTTGTTCTTGTTTGAATTGCGACGTGTGCGAAAGATTGCCGATGAAGAAGACATCAAAGAACCAATGTATATCCTAGCAGGAGTTTCAAGTGCAACAATCCAAAAGAACATCTTACAGGAACTATACAATATGTACAGCATAGAACCTAAATTCGATAAACATGGAAACTTTAAGTTATTTGGCGTTAAGGTCGTACAAGCTTATACAGGAAACATTGGCGGTGTTGGTGCAATTCGTGGTATGACAGCATATGGCGCTTATATCAATGAGGCATCGCTAGCTAGACAAGAAGTATTTGCTGAAATCGTTTCACGTTGTTCAGGAACAGGAGCGAGAATCCTAGCTGATACAAACCCTGACAACCCGGAACACTGGCTAAAGAAAGAGTATATCGACAATTCAAGTAAAAACATTCAATCGTTCCACTTTGAATTGGATGATAATACTTTTTTATCTGAACGCTATAGAAATAATATTAAAGAATCAACACCAAGCGGCATGTTTTATGATCGTGATATCAAAGGTTTATGGGTTTCTGCAGAAGGTGTCGTTTATCGTGATTTTGATGCTAGCAAGCACTACATCCAGTCAAAAGACTTACCACCTTTGAGCAACTTTTATTGTGGTGTTGACTGGGGATATGAACACTGGGGTTCAATCGTAGTTATAGGTGAAACGGATGACGGAACAGCTTATTTAATCGAAGAACATGCTACTCAATTTGAAGAGATTGATTATTGGGTAGATGTAGCAAAAGGCATTCAAGAGCGTTACGGCTTACGAGTGCCTTTTTATTGTGACTCTGCGAGACCGGAGCATGTGGCTAGATTTGTAAGAGAAAAGATTAATGCTAAAAATGCTCATAAAGCACGGTTATCTGGAGTTGAGGAAGTCGCCAAGAGATTTAAACAAGATAAATTGTTTATCTGTCAAGATAGAGTGATGAAATTTCGGGATGAAATTTATCAATACATTTGGGACAAGAAAAAAGGCGAGCCAATAAAAGAATATGATGATGTGCTAGACTCCGTTCGATATGCGATATATACTCATGAGCTTCTTAAGAAACCAAAAGTTAATGTCAACGAAAAGATTAAACGTGTTAAACGCATGTTTTAAGGAGTGTGAAAAATGGATAAGGTAAACGAGTTTGAATACGGAGCTGATATACATTATTCTAATGACGTGAACACAAATTATGTAAAGTTTAGCGTAGACTCAAATCTTCACTATAGATTTAGCTCAGCAGAAGATTTACTTAACGATTTAGATACTTTAGCAGCAATGATAAAACATCATCATGAATATCAGGTAAAGCGGCTTAGTGTATTAGATGATTATTACAAAGCTAGAAATACAAATATCATGGATAACCGTAGACGTAGAGAAAAGGAAAAAGCGGATCATCGATCAGCACATAACTTTGGAAAAGTTCTTTGTACGTTTGATGTTGGGTACAACACAGGCAATCCTATAAAAGTGCAAATCGAGGACACAAATCAACAAAAAGAAATCGAAGAGTTTAATACTAATAATGACATAGATGGGTTAAATGCTGAACTCTGGCTTGATATGGATAAGTATGGGAGAGCCTATGAGATTATCTATCGAGATTCAGATGATACAGATTATGTTGATTTGGCTAATGTATTTGAAACGTTTGTTGTATATGATACTACAGTAAAACGAGAGCCTATTTTGGCTGTACGGTATCCTAAAACAAGATTCAGCAAGGATGCTGATAAACAGTACATTCAACCAATCGTATACACAAAAGAAAAAAGTATCACTTATGATGAGACGACACTAACAGCAATTGAGTTAAAGAATCCTCAAGATGAACCGCATGAATATAAAGAGGTACCTATTACAGAGTATTCTCCTAATCGTTTTCGGATGGGCTTGTATGAAGATGTACTATCTTTGATTGATCTATACGATGCAGGGCAGTCTGATACCGCCAACTATATGACTGATCTAAACGATGCTCTTCTAGTTATTAGTGGTGATATTGAAGCAGCAGGACTATCCGCAGAGGACGCCATCAAGCAGAAAGAAGCGAATATGCTTTTGCTTGAGTCTGGAACTGATGTGAACGGTAATAAAACAAGTGTGACTGCAGGATATATTTACAAACAATATGATGTGAACGGTGTAGAAGCATACAAAGACAGAGTGCGCAAGGATATCCACGAAATCTCAATGGTTCCTGATCTTACTGATGACAATTTTTCCGGAGTGCAATCAGGAGAAGCAATGAAATATAAATTATTTGGATTTGAACAAATGACGGCAACAAAGCAAAGGCTATTCAAAAAAGGCCTTATGCGGCGTTATCGTCTTTTATTTAGCCTAAAATCAAGTATTTCTGAAATGGATAACTCCGATTTGAAAGGCTTACGTGTAATATTTACACCTAATCTGCCTAAAGCCATTCTGGAAGAGTTGAAATCTTTGGTTGATGCTGGAGCTGAACTCAGTCAAGAGACGATCTTAGGACTCGCTTCTTTTGTTCCAGATGTACAGGCAGAGTTGAAACGAGTAAATAAAGAAACGCAAAAGCAGATTGGCATTTTTGATTCAGATGGTGAAGAAGTAATTAACAACAAAAAAGATGAAACAGGGGAGTGATTAAATGACCTCCCAAGAATATTGGATCAAACGGGAAAAGGAATGGCAAAAGCAACAAATTAAAGATGATAAAAAGCGCATGGCAGAAATTAAAAGTCGCATGCAATACGCACAAGATGCGATACAAAAAGAAATAGACGCGCAGTGGGACAGTTTCTCCAATGGTCAGAAAATCACTCGTAGCGAAGCGATGAAGCGTGCTAGTGAAATGGATGTCAAAGCATTCGCTCGCAAAGCAAAGAAGTATGTCAAAGAGAAAGATTTTTCTCCTACAGCAAACCAAGAATTAAAGCTATACAATCTTACGATGCGTGTAAATAGATTAGAGCTCTTAAAAGCTAATATCGGACTTGAACTGATTTCACTGTTTAATGAATTGGATAAGTACTTTTCAAATGAATTAACAAAAGCGGGTATGGATGAACTAAAGCGTCAAGCAGGAATACTTGAACTGACAATATCTGAAAAAGGCTATCTGAAATTAGTGGAACATGTAATAAATAGCTCATTTAGGGCTGATGGATTTGCAACATTTAGCGAACAGCTTTGGATGTATCAATCGGAATTGAAAGCCGATTTGGATAAGTTACTTGTTCGAAGTGTGACAATGGGTCGTAACCCTAAGCAGTTGGCTCCAGAATTAAGTAAGTTTCTAACAAAAGAAGGGCGAGAGAATACTAAGTTTAATGCACAACGTTTGATGGTAACCGAAACAACAAGAATTCAAAGTGGTGTACAGAAGGAAAGTTATCTAGATGCGGATATTGAGAAATATGGATGGGTAACTGAACCTAACGCTTGTCAATTATGTAAAAGCATTGCCGCTGATGGTCCATATTTAGTAAGTGAAATGGAAGTTGGCAAAAATATGATGCCGGTACATCCTTTTGATAGATGTTCTACTTATCCCATTGTGGATCGCTAAAAGTTAATAGTCGATAAATATAGGAGTCGCTAGCCAATTCGCTAACGGCTTTTTAATATGCCTTCTTACTGCTTACAGGCATTAAAGAGAAAGCTGTTCCGACTGACCGGCGTAACTGGTCAAATTTATCGGGTAGCGGCGTAACCGTGGAGGATTAATCATGAAAAAACGTTTATTTATGCCAGTGAACTTACAATTTTTTTCTGAACCAGGAGATGGTGGATCTGGTGATGGGGGACAACAAGAAAACCCACCAGCTGGCTCACAAGAGACACCGCCCAAAGCAAAAGAAGAAAACACTGCTGGCAAAACATTTTCTCGTGATGAAGTAGCGAAAATGATCGCTGCTGAGACGAACAAAGCAAAAGCAGCGTGGGAAAAAGAACTAGAAGCAAAAAAAGAAGAAGCTAAAAAGCTGGCAAAAATGAATGCGGAAGAAAAACTACAGCATGAGTTGGAACAAAAAGAAGCTGAAATCGCTGAATTAAAGCGTGGACAGGCATTATCTGAAATGACGAAAGAAGCTTCTAAAATGCTGACAGATGCCAATTTACCACACGATGATGATTTACTTGGTCTGATTGTTTCTGATGATGCAGATGCCACAAAACAAGCTGTAGCAGTCATCACTAACTTTGCTTCTTTGATTAAGAGAGAAAACGCAAGACAAACACCACCAAATGAAGGTGGACAATTTACAGCATCGAAAAATACTAAAGAAACAGTGGCTAAACTAGCTGCTAAAAATCGAATTATCAAATAGGAGGAAAACTTAATGAAAAAGAAACAACTTTTACCAATGAACTTGCAAATGTTTGCTCAAACATGGGATCCAGATAATGTCTTGGTATATGAAACGAAAGAGGGAAAAATTCCTGATAAATATAATACGCTCATTTTGAGTGAAGTTATGGAAAATTCTAAGATCATGCAGTTAGCAAAATACGAAGAAATGACTGACAAAGAAAAGAAATTTGAATACTTTGCAGAAGGACCAGGCGCATACTGGGTGGGCGAAGGTGAAAAAATTAAAACGTCTAAACCTAAATGGATGCAAGCTACGATGACTGCAAAAAAACTCGGTGTCATTCTTCCGGTTTCTCGTGAATATTTAAATTATAAATTATCAGATTTCTTTGAGGAGATGCAGCCAAAAATTGCTGAAGCTTTCTATAAAAAATTTGATGCAGCTGCCTTATTAAATAAAGAAAACCCATTTCCTCAGTCACTAGACGGATCAGTTATTAGTGCGGGGAATGTGGTTGAAGGCGGATTGACTTATGATAATATCCTAGCCTTAGAAGACAAGTTAGCAGAAAATGAATTCGAACCTAATGCGTTTATTTCAAACCGAAAAAATCGTACAGAATTACGTTCTGCAGCTCAAACAGTCGGGTCAAATGTTGAGTTTATTTATGATCGCTCTGCTAATACAATTGACGGATTACCAGTAGTAGACCTTAAGTCTTTAGATAAAGGAACACTTTACGCTGGAGACTTTAATTACATGTTTTATGGGATCCCATATAATATTTCATTTAAGATTTCTGAAGAAGCCCAATTGTCTACTTTAACTAATGAAGATGGAACCCCAGTTAACTTGTTTGAGCAAGAACTGATTGCTTTGCGTGCAACAATGGATGTTGGATTTATGATTGTAAAAGATGAAGCATTTGGGAAGATTTCCCCAAAAGCGTAACGCCTGCTACCGGTATTGTGCCAAATCAAAAGACATGGACCGGTAAAGTAGGCGATACTAAAACATTTACTATTTCAGCTGTGCCTGCAGATGCTAGCGATGCAGCTGCTGTTGTTGCAGCTACTACAGCAACTTCAAGTGATGGAGCTATCGCAACAGTGACCAAAAATGAAAATGGTGGTTTTGATGGAACGATTGCAGCAGAAGGGTCAGCAACATTCACATTTACTTCTGGAGAATTCACTACTTCAATCAATGTGACAGGTCAACCTGCTAGTTAGGAAGTAAAAATATGATGATTGCAGATGATATTAAAAAACTTCTTAAAGGAACAATAGATGAAAAGCTTGAAGTTATTGAGCGAAGAACGAATGAGCGTATGAAAACCTTGTTAAATACGCAAGAAGTTCCTAAAGAATTTGAAACAGTTGTATATGAAGTATCGTTGAAAAGATTCAATAGAATTGGTCAAGAAGGTATGCAGTCATATTCTCAAGAAGGTTTATCTATGGCTTTTCCTGATTCGGATTTTTCAGAGTATCAAAATGAGATTGACGAATTTAAGCGTAAAGATCAGGAAGAGTTGTACAAGCCAAAGCGAGGGAGGTTTAAATTTATATGAGATTTACAGTTGAAATTATATTTGTTAAACGTTCATCTGACTCTAAATATGATCCAGATCTCGGTGAGTGGGTTGAAGGCAAACCAGAAAGAACAAGAACAGAGGCAAACGTGACAGATATTGGCACTGATAGAAGTGTGACTATTTTTGGTAGTGTGGAAGAAGGGGCGAAGGTCATTAGGACGCAGCCTCTTTTTTCTATCCCTACATTTGACTATATCGAGATTGAAGGAAAGACTTGGCAACAAAAAACAGCTAGAAATCCAGCATATAGAAATAGTTTAATTGTGCAAGAGGTGGTTCTTGATGAAGGCACAACTTGAATATAAAGGAATCGATCAGCTGATGCGACATCTGAAAAAAGCAGCAACGCTTAATGACGTTCAAAAAGTCGTGAAAAGTAATACTGCTGAAATGACTGAACGAATGCAAAAAGGTGCGCCAGTGGATACAGGTTACTTACGAAGATCAATAAACATGAATCTTTTAGAAGCTGGTTTAACTGGTATTGTAGGACCGACAGCAGACTATGCTCCTTATGTAGAATATGGAACTCGCTTTATGTCGGCCCAGCCTTATGTTAGACCAGCTTTTAATTATCAAAAAGTCAAATTTATGGCTGAAATGAAAGCCTTGGTGAGATGATGATTAAGACAAGAGATCAGTCGATTTTTGATGAACTTTTTAAAATATCCCAAAACAAACTTGGATATAAAACATACGATTACAAAACTTTAGAGGATGTTGGTTATCCCTTTGTGGAATTTGAGAACACTCAGACCATCCATGAAGTAAATAAAACTGACATTAAAGGGTCTGTGATTGTGGTTTTATCCGTTTGGGGATTACAGAAGAAACGAAAGCAGGTGTCAAATATGGCATCTGCTCTTTTTAATGAAGCTAGATTGATAGAAGCCACAGAAGGCTATTATTGGGCTTTAAATTATCAAGCAAGTGGAATTCAAGTGATGGACGACACAACAACCAATACGCCCCTAAAACGAGCGGTTGTCACACTTGAATTTAGAATTAGATAGGAGGAAGAACATGGAAGCATTAAAAGGTATTGATGTCATTTTGCTTTATCGCTTATTGAAAAAAGAAACTCAGGAAGCTGCTTGGAAAATGGCATTTCAAACAGAACACGAAAATGGTTTATCAAGAGATTCAGACTCTACAGTGACAAAAGACGGAAACGTTCAAAGTTTAAGCCCAGTTGAATATGATTTTTCGGCTACTTCAATAGTTGCCAAAGGCGATTCTCATGTAGATGAAATGAAACAAGCCTTATTAAATGGCGATATCATTGAAATTTGGGAAATCAACAAAGCAGAACAGGGCACAGATGATGATGCAAATAAGTACAAAGCTACTTATTACCAAGCATATGTGTCTGAATTTACTCCATCAGCTGCTGCAGAGGATAACGTTGAATTAAGTTTATCATTTGCAGTAAATGGTGTTGGTCAAGATGGTTATGCAACCTTGACAGAAGATCAAGCCGATGTTGTTCAATATGCATTCAAAGATACCGTGAAAGCAACTTCGACAGGAGCATAAGAGGGCTTAGATGCTCTCTTTTTTATTTTAGGAGGATGAAAAACATTGAAATTAAAAATTAAAGGTAAAGAATATTCGTTTAAATTTGGCACTAAATTTGTACGTGAATTAGACAAAGTGATGCCTTTCATCGATGGAAATATGGAATTCGGAATGGGACTCTCAGCAAAAGTCTTACCGGAATTACGTTCTTATAATGTCAACACGTTGTCACGAGTCTTAGAAATAGCAAATAGAACAGAAGAAGAAACTATTACGTTGGATGAAATGGATGATTACATCGATGAAGTTAAAGACATCGAAAAATTGTTTGATGAAGTCCTAAAAGAATTGGCGGAGTCGAACGCGGGAAAGTTAGCGGTCCGAAACCTGAATCAGAAATTGAAAGAAGCGGAAAAACAACAAGCGGAATAGATTCTGCACTGGCATACGAACAAATTCTTATCAATTCTTTTCGATATTTGGGAATGACCAATATCTCAGATATCGAAAGAATGACGTTATATGAATACAACATTCGTATGACTGCAGCCCAGTTATCTTGGCTTGACAAAGAAAAGTTGATTCACGAATTAGCGTGGGCAAATCAGCAAGTCCAAGCGGAGAAAAAAGTAGGCAAAAAGACAGTTCCTGTATATCGATCCTTTGAAGAATTCTTCAATTATCAAAAAATCGAAGATTCAATCATGGGAGTTTCCGAACTTTCAAAACAAGATAAAAAATTCCAAAGCTTACTAACTAAAGCTAACTCTTGAGGAAAGGAGGAAAATCATGGAACAATTTTCTGTTGAAGCCTTATTAAAAGCCACAGATAGTGGATTTGTAAAGACTTTTAAAGATGCGCAAGATGCTGTTAAGACTTTTGAAGAGAAATCAAATAGTATGACAACCGCTGTAGGTAAAGTGATGCAAGGTACTGGTGCCGCAATGACAAAGTATATTACCACTCCTCTTATAGGAGTAGGCGTAGCAGCTGCTAAAGTTGGTGGCGACTTCGAAGAACAAATGAGTCGTGTAAAAGCTATATCAGGAGCAACAGGCGACACATTTGAACAGATGAAACAGCAAGCGATTGATCTAGGAGCAAAAACTGCTTTTAGCGCAAAAGAATCGGCTGCCGGCATGGAAAATCTTGCTTCTGCTGGATTTAGCGCACAAGAAATCATGAAAGCAATGCCGGGTCTTTTAGACTTAGCAGCTGTATCTGGAGGGGATGTGGCTCTAGCTTCTGAAAATACTGCTACTGCTTTGAGAGGATTTGGTTTAGAAGCAAGTGAAGCAGGACATGTCGCTGATGTATTTGCTCGTGCTGCTGCGGACACCAATGCGGAAGTTGGAGACATGGGAGAAGCATTGAAGTATGTTGCTCCTGTAGCTAATTCAATGGGGATTTCTTTGGAAGAAACTGCAGCAGCTATTGGTATTATGAGTGACGCAGGCATTAAGGGTTCTCAAGCAGGTACAACGTTGCGAGGAGCATTGTCTAGGTTAGCAAGGCCAACAAAGGCTATGCAAGATACAATGGATAATTTAGGTGTTTCGTTTTATGATGCTGACGGTAAAATGAAACCTTTAAAAACTCAAGTAGAATTACTTAAAAAAGCTTTTGAAGGCCTGACGCCTGAACAACAACAAAATGCTTTAGTAACACTATATGGGCAAGAATCATTATCAGGGATGATGGCTTTGATTGATAAAGGACCTGATTCATTGGGCAAATTAACAAAATCTCTGAAAGATTCTGATGGTGCAGCTGACGATATGGCTCGGACCATGCAAGATAATATGAATTCTTCCATCGAGCAAATGTTTGGAGCTTTTGAGTCAGCAGCTATTGTAATTCAAAAGATTCTAGCACCATCCATCAAAAAAGTAGCAGATGCCATATCCGGCTTAGTGGAAAAATTTGTAAGTGCTCCAGAATCAACTCAAAAATTAGTAGTGGCCATAGGAGCAATCGCTATTGCAATTGGGCCAGTATTGTATGCATTAGGAATGCTGGTTAAAGCGTTTCAAACCATGAAAGTGGGGTTAGGTGTATTAGGTAACGGAATCTCTTTGTTCAAGAAATTAGGTTCCGCCATAGGTTTTCTTACCAGTCCAGTCGGATTGGTTATAGCTGCGGTAGCACTACTTGTTGTAGGTTTCATCTATCTTTGGAATACGAGTGAAGATTTTAGAAACTTTTGGATTGGCTTATGGGAGGGAATCAAGTCTGCTGTAAGCTCGGCAGTAGAATGGATTCAGAATGCATGGAAATCTACAGGAGAATGGTTTAACAATTTATGGAAGTCCATTAAAGAAGGCGCAGACAATGTTTGGACTACAATTCAAGAAGCCCCTGGAAAAGCGGCAGATTGGATCAAGAATAAATGGACTGAAACAAAAGAGTTCTTTTCGAGTATATGGGATGGCATCAAAGAAGCTGCCAGTTCCGCTTGGGAAGGAATTGTAAACATTCTAGCACCGTATGTTATTGCCATAAAAAATGTCTTTCAGCCAATGATTGATTTCTTTACGAACCTATGGTCTCAAATTGGATCAATCGCAGGATCTGCATGGGAAATTATAAAAACTGCTGTAATGGGTCCAATTCTACTTTTGATTGATTTGATAACAGGCAATTTTAATCAGCTAAAAGAAGATGCTTCGATGCTGTGGACTACATTAACCACAAATATCCAAAACATTATCACAACATTTGTAGATATAGTTGTTGGTTATTACACATCCTTAAAGGATACTGTTATAAATATCTGGAATGTGTTAGCTTCTACTATCAAAGATGTGTGGAATTCTTTTACTACATGGATCAAAGAGACAACTAACAATATTGTAAATAGTATTAAACAGGGATGGAGCAACCTAAAACAAGGGACAATCGATCTGTTTAATAATATGATTCAAGGAGCGAAAGATTTATGGAATTCTTTCAAAGCTTGGTTTATTAATCTAGTTATTGGAACTAAGGACAACATCATTCAGGGATGGGAAAACCTAAAACAAGGTACTATAGATACTTTCAACAATTTAGTAAATGGTGCTCAAGAGGCATGGGATAATTTAGTAAATGCTGTTAGTGATACGGTGGATAGAGTAACTGGCTGGTTTGATAACTTGAAAAATATCGACTTATTAGCAGCCGGAAAAGCCATCATGGATAGTTTTCTAGAAGGGTTACAAAATGCATGGAAATCTGTGCAAGATTTTGTTGGAGGTATTGGTGATTGGATTCGTGAACACAAAGGACCTATCCAATACGATAGAAAGCTATTGATTCCAGCTGGTCAGGCTATTATGAATGGTCTGCATAAAGGTCTGATGGGAGGATTCAATGATGTACAGAATACTGTTGGAGGTATGGCGGACTTTATTGCGGAACTTTTCAATGCAAATCCTGATGTAGATATAGCTGCAAATCTGAAAAATGCAAATAAAAACATTGGTGCACAAGTTGAACATAAAGTAAATATGGGCGGCTCTACTAAACCAGCTGTATTTAAATTCAATCTTGGAAGACAATCGTTTAGATTGTTTGTGGACGATATTTCACAAGCTATGGGCGAAGGTGCAGACATTAATCTAGAATTTTAGGAGGGAATATTTTGGATCAGCGAGAAAATAAAATGTACTCATTCAAAGATACAACTATTAATCTCAATAGTTCTAAACGATTCCTTCCGACGTCTGCCATGATGTACGATGGAATGTATTTAGAAGATTTGATTGAGGGTTATCAAACACTTACGGTGGAAGGTAGAGAAATGCTTTCTATAGAAGTTGAACAGCAAGAGATACAAATTGGTTCAATCATTACAAATCAGAAAATACCTTCAAGAACACTAAAAATAACATACAAGTTGGAAGACAGAGATCCAGAAAAACTACAGTTTAAATTCAAAGAGCTGTTGAATTATTTATACCGGAATGAGGACGTGGAAATTAGGTTTCATGATGAATTAGATTTTTATTACTACGGTCGCTATACATCAACTGATACTGTTCCAGGAGACTCCAACTCTATTATTTCAAGTTTTAATGTATTCTGTGCGGACCCACTAAAGTATACAAAAGAATGTGTTAGTGATGGCTATATTGGAAATCCGATACAGTTTCCTATAACACCAAGAAAAATTGAAGTCACTTTATCCATGAATAATTCAATCAAAATTACAAACGGAGAACAAAATATCACGATAACTGATGCGGCAATAAAAACAGGAGACGTGTTGGTTTTTGATTTTTCCGATGAGCAGGTAACTGTAAACGGAGAAGATTGTACTTCTATGATTGATTTAGAAAGTGATTTTGAGAACTTTTATCTTAAGCAAGGTCAGAAGATAACTAGCAATAATGGGAAGCTTAAAATATTCTATAGGGGGGCGACAATTTGAGTGAGACAGTTTATTTCTTTGATCACTTGCAAAAACTTATTAAAAGAAAAAATACAAGAAGTTTGATTGAAGTCTCCCAAGAAAAAGAAATTAGTTCTGATAAGAGCGATCTAATGAAAGATACTCTTTACGTTACGACAAAATATGATAAAGAAATAGAAGATGCAAGATATATGGCGATTCGTGAAAACGAGTCGTCTTTTTCGTTGTATCGAATTACTAAAGTGAGCGACCCATCTGAAACATTAGAGTTTACAGGGTTAGGATTTGCAACGAATGAATTAGATGCTTACATCATCAAAGATATTAGACCGAGTGGGCAGCCCTTAAAAAATGTCCTTGATCGATTGATTGAATTTACTGAAGGAAATTGGCGCGTTGGTCACGTAGAAGCAATGTTACCAGCAGTAACTGCAACTTTTTACTATGTCTCTGTAAAAGAAGCGTTGAAAGAATTGCAAACCTTAGGTATGGAATTTGTCTTTAGGTGTTCTTTGAATTCTGATGGAATAAAGGATAAATGGATCGAAGTATATGAACAAATTGGTGAAGAATCGAATACACGTTTTGTATATGGTAGTAAAGCATTAACAGTTGTAAGAGAGATAGATAGAAGCTCAATCTCAACTTCAATGATAGGTCGTGGGCGAGGCGAAGAGGTTGGTGACGGATACGGTAGAAGAATTGAATTCACTGATGTTGAATGGAAAAAGTCGAATGGTGATCCTTTAGATAAGCCTAAAGGCCAAAATTGGCTTGAAGATCCGGAAGCAACTCAAAAGTATGGGATACCACAAAAAGATGGATCAATGAGAAAACGAGAAACCGTAGTAGTGTTTGATGATATAGATGATCCAACAGAATTACTTAAAAATACTTATTCAACCTTAATCGATTCTGCTAGACCGTTAGTACAATTCAAAGCTGAAGTCACTGGAGGAGATGTGATAGGAAATACAGTGACTATTCACAGATACGATAAAGGTTATCACTATAAAACTCGTATTTATAAAACTACATTCAATCGGCTTACCGGTCAAACGAATATCGAACTAGGGGATAATTTAACACAAGATGTTAGAAAACAAACGGCTTCTATTGTCAATAATATTAATAGTTTAGAATCTAGCAAAATGACATTTTACGAATCAACAGAGATTGGAAAATATCAAGATGACATTATGCGAGGCGCAGGAGATAATGGCGGTTCTATTTATTGGGTAAATGGAATTGAAGCTGGTGTTAGTGATAGTAGAGAAATCTATGAAACTGTTTATATGGATGGACCTAACATTCCTAGATCACGCTTTTTTATGGTCCAAAATAACTCAGGAATATCTTTCAAACAGTGTAAAAAAGGTGAATGGCAAACAATCCAAGATGTACACAATGGCGATAGCACGACTGCGTGGACGTTGGATGGAACTTTCAATGCTAATTTTATTAAAGCAGGAATTCTTTCAGGTATTCTCGTGCAAGGGGTAGCTTTAAAGACATTGGATGATAAAGATTTCCAATTAGTGGCAGAAGGAGGACAACTTTCTTTTGAAAAAAAGGTCATTTCAACTGGGCTTGACGATGTTCACGGAGAATCGCTTGGATCCATCGTAGCAACTTATGGAGGCGGAAAAATAAATGGGTTTGCTGTATGGAAAGAACCAAACTATATTTTTTCCATTAACGCTGGGGACGGCGGCGATCGAGGGAATCCTGTTTTTCAAATTCCAGCAGACGTTACTGCTGATAAGCGCAAATATAATCTTTACGGTGATGGTAAATTTTCAGAAGGAAATATAACCATAGATGGCCGTCTAGATGTCAAAGAATTATATGTGAACGGCGTTAAAATCGATACAAACGGTGGAGACAATAATGGAGGAGACAATACTGGAGGAAACGATAACGGTTGGAATGGACAATATCCACCAGAAGTAACTACTGATCGGGATAAACATTATTGGCAGATTTGGGCAATGGCAATAGGTGCTGGCTTTACTAAACAAGCTGCTGCAGCCTTACTTGGAAATGCTCAAGGAGAATCAGATGCTAATCCAACCGCTGATGAGGGAAATGGCGCACCAGGGTTCGGATATGGTGTATGGCAATGGACGGATTCCACAGGTGCAACTAGCGGACGTGTCTATATGCTCAACTTAATGACAAAGGCTGGCATCAGTGATGATCCAGACACGATCACGGCGCAGTTCAAATTGTTGATGTGGCATGCACCGAACGGTCAATGGCTTGTTACTAGTGCTTATCCTTACACATGGACACAATTCATGAATCTAACCGATATCAACACAGCAGCACAAGTATTCGTGGCTAACTTTGAACGTCCACGTGATCCACATCCAGAACGGACGACATGGGCACAAGAATGGTACGATAAATTCAAAGATTTGGAAATTCCTGCATCAAAAGGATATATAAAACCAATTGCAGATCCAATCAGAGTGACGAGTGAATTTGGCTGGCGCACTTCTCCAATTACAGATGCACAAGAATTTCATAACGGTATTGACCTTGTAAATGGAAATCCTAATACACCTATTTTTGCATCAGCAGATGGCGAAGTGATTGTTGCAGGTGATGCAAATTACTTTGACTGGTATGGAAATTGGACAGTGATTAAACACGCTGATGGAATGTATACAGGCTACGCACATCAAAGCCGAGTAGACGTCTCAAAAGGTCAGAAGGTAACTGCTGGTCAGCAAATTGGACTGATGGGCACTACTGGACCGTCAACAGGAGAACATTTACATTTTCAATTTATGGATGAGTTTTATCCATCATCGGCAGCGCATTTTCACAATGCAAGAGACTACATCGATTTCTAAAGGAGGGATAGTCATGGCAGAAACGCAGCATAAAATGGTCCTATCCACCACCGAACCAAACAACGGAATAAATTTGGTTCGAATTCGGCAAGGGGATGTTTTAACGCAAAAGTTCGTTGTTGAAGTGGTGGAACATGGCAAACTAAAAACATTCGAGGGCCTAGTGCCGTTTTTTATTAATACAACAAAATTTGGCGAAAACCAACCTGTTGAACAAAAAGTACAAGAATACAGTCCAGCGCAAGCAAGGCTTGTTTACACCTTAAGTGAGCCTGACTGGCAATGGGGTGGTGAAAACACCGCACATTTCAGTTTCCGATCACTTAATGGTGATGGAACTTGGAGTGAACAATTTAGCACACAGGATTTTACCTATCGAGTCATTTCTGGAATATCTAGAAGCCAGTTACGTGACTCTGGCTATGTGTGGACCTTTGAGGATTTGCTAAGAAAATTCAAAGATTACATGGATCAGGGCAAAAATGACTGGGAGCAGTGGTTAGAAGATAATCGTGAAATACTGGAAAATATCGATCCAGGTGGTACGATCATTAACATTCTGAATGAAGCTAAAGGCGACTACGAATCATTAGCTGATCGTTTAAACCAAAAATACCAAGTGCCAGTCGGCAGCTCACAAATTAGAGAAACAACACGCTTTTTTGATTACGACACGATGAAATACGTTGACCTAGTGCCGCGCAATTTGAATACGGTTGTCAACAGTGTTAATAACAGCAAATTTAACTTTTCTTTCATTACAGACATTCACGTAGATAATCACAACTTGCGTATAGATGGCGTCGGTTACAAAGATGCTTATTATTTAAGACATTGGCGCGCAATCCCTCAATTTCAAAAATTAGGGAACAAAACAGATGTGATGATTTACGGCGGAGACAATATCGACGGCGGACTCGGCTCACTCGGCAGCGATACAGGCATTATCGACGAATGGAGCGCGCGACATTCCATGTTAGGTACGCTCAAACGCTTCACTAATGCAGCAGTAGCAGGGCAAGAGAAACCGGTTATTATCTGCAAAGGGAATCACGACGCTTGTTTCGAACCCGCGTGGCGTAAACGAAAGGGAATGTTATGCAACGCTGACTTCGAAGAGTATTGGAACGGTTTGTACGGCGGTACGTTGTTCCCGGATAAAAACGTAGCAATTTACCGTTTTGATACTTGTGATTTTTACGAAGGTGGCACCGGCGACAAGTACGTGGATGGTTACAGCGATACAACACCGGGAGCTTTCAGCGCTAAGCAAATCAACGATTTCGGGGAATGGTTAGTGAACGTGCCGAGAAACTATCATATAGTATTAGTAGGGCATACGCCTTTAACTCTCAGCAAGTTCCCTGTTCGTAACGAAAACATGATTAGTACGTTGATAGAAGGCTTTAAATCTGGTAGCCCGGTAACTATCGATTGGTCTAAATTAGGACAACCGAATGACGGTTCGTTCGACGGATCAAAGACCTTCGCAATGAATACAAAAGGCGCCGGCGTTGTAGTAGGTTACTTCTGCGGACATTGGCACGAGCAAGTCGAAGGAACGTTTGGAACAGTAAAAATGATTCTTTGCGACGTCGGCTTCTCTCAGAAAGCTAGCCAAGTTGATACACCGGATGAATTAGCGTTTTATAAAATAGAAGTCGACACAGCAACAAGAAAAGTGACTAGTAAAGGTGTGGGGCGCGCGAAAGACTTCACTTATAACTATTAAGGTGGTGGACAATTAAATGTTAGATTTTCAAAGTAAACCAAATATTTTCGAAAAAATGAGTTACGAAGAAGCCGTAAAATGGTTATTACGTCAAGCGGCTATCCATTACGACGGCTCGGATCACGACGCGCACGTCCTAGCTACTGAAAGCAACGCGGGCTTTGCTACACCAGAAACAGTTATGCAAGCGCGTGGGCGTTGGTTACGCGATTATAAGCTACCACAAAAATATCCGAACATTTTAGACATTCCGCCCGGCAAATACGCAACCAAAGCCGGATGGGGCGCAGACAACCCCGGCGGGATTGAAGATGATAGTTTTGTTGAAATGATGGTATTTGCGGATCACGATTTGAGAAAATTAATCGTCGCTTTTGCTCGTTATAGCGGCGAAATTTACATTAAAATGACACATAACAGCGAACCGGTAGAGGGTTATAACTCGTTAGGTTGGCGGCGCGTTTGCACTGCTTCTGTTCTTTTTGAAGGCGAATTAAGAAAAGGGCAATCAGTCAATCTGCCAGACGATATTTTCCGTTACCAAACGCTTCGTATCCACTACACGGACGGCGACGGAGACTTTGTAGAAGAAGTGAAACGTCAAAGATATGCGCGAATTACAAAAGCTAATTTATGGAATGGAGGCGCGGGAGTGACGTTCATCGAATTTGAGCTAACAATCGAAGCGCGAAAGATAACGATGTCAAACGGCAGAGCTTTAGATATTTCATCCGGCAATGTTTCCAATCCCGCAATGAGCAACGACGTGAAAATAACTAAGATTGAAGGTGTGAAATAATGGCGCATGTCATTAAAAAAGGCTCTATCAAAGTACCTACACAGCCGAAAGACTACGATTTACAAGCAACGGGCCTTGTGTTTAAATCATACGATAACCAAATAGCGCTAGAGTTTAACGTCGAACAACAAGACGGCAAGCCAGCGGACTTGTTAGGCGCTAACTTGCGTTTATTGATGTTTATCTATGACGAAGTAGATGGAATAATCAAGAAAGAGCCAATCCCTTTCATCACGAAAAACCTCATCACTGAAAGTTTCTTGAATGGGCATGTCGTGTATATCTTGCCGGAAGCAATGAAAGCTTATAACGGCATGGTGGAAGCTTATGTTTACATCGAGTATCCAGACGGATCAACAAGTGATAACTTAGGCTTCACCTTCCGTATGAAGCGTTCAGCAATCGACGGACTAGCGCAAGATAAAGCAGACTACTTTATTGCAGACTTTCAACAATTACTTGATGGAGTCAAACAAGAAGCAACAGATGCAGTAAATGAGGCACTAGCAAAGGTTGAGGCTGTTTCTAAAAATGTTAGTTCAGCGCAAAATGATCTAACTATACTTGAAGATCGTATTGATCAAACCAATCAGCAAATCGGCGATCTCGGCAAGTTGAAGAAAATATACAGTAATAGCATCGACTTCGGGGACTATGATTATTCTGGAAGAGCTAACTTAGCGCCTAACCTAGATTTTAGTAAATTAAGTGGTAATGGTATTATATCTCAACCACCTTTGGCTTATGTAAAAGGTAGAGATAGTTATTTCACAATAGATAATACAGACCCGGCAGCAGTAGGAACTTCAAGAAATGTATATGTACCTAAATTAGGTAGACTTGAAAAGGGGAAAACCTATATAGCTTCTGTACCACTACTTATTAATAGCGATTTCGATACCAATATTTCTAATATTTCTATACACCCATATAATGTAACTGTTGACGGTGTAGTCAATCGTCTAGGGATTATTAGACCAGATGAAAATTGTCGCAACAAGTGGTATCGGTATAGTATAGCTTTCACAGTACCTTCAAATTTTCCAGATGGTGACCATTCACCATATATGCAAGTATGGGAAGCTGCTACAGCTACTGGTAAAATTAGTATTGGTTATGATATTAAGATTGAGAAAGTGAACTCAACAAGTGATACAGCTACACCATATCAGCCAAATTTACTCGATGCGCCATATTATTTGAGTAAGATTCCACTGGGAGAGAATATTCTTAAACCAGCTTCTTTCCCAATTAATACTACAGAATATATGGCGGCTAATTTTACTCCTAATGAACCATACGTACAGGGACAAAAGTATACTTTTACAATGAAGGCGAGCAAACCATCTACACAGACGTTTGGAATTTATTTACGAGCTGGATCTTTACCTGTCGGTAATATGGTTCCTGTAGAAGGTTTGGCAGACGTATGGCAACTTACTTTCGAAATAACACAAAGTCACATTGATGGTAGTGCAAATGCATTGAATGTATTTCAAGCGCCACAATCGACGAAAGGAACAGTAAATATTGAATGGGCAAAACTAGAAAAAGGCGACACACGAACCCCGAATATTAGTCAGTTTAAATACTTTGGTGAAGGATTGAAAGACAGCAACAATCCCAATGATTACAGCTGGGACATCACGCCTGAATATGCTGAAAAAGGTTTGAGTGATTCTGTGAGCTTAACTGAGCCACAATCTGTAGATGGAACTAAGAACTTTTTAGAAACCCCTCTAGTTAATGGGAAAAATGTACTGGTAGAAGAAAAACCGTTGCCTTATGAAGCGTGGCATTCAACAGGAACTGAACAAACTAGTATTTCTAATAAAGCTCGGTTAATTATTGGACCAGTAGCAACCACTATTGGAGCAAAATTGAATCGATCCATGAAAGAGAATCCGTTGACTTGGAATTCTGGAAATTGGCAAGCCACAGCTAATCGAGACTGTACTTTGTTAGTAGAAGGGTTAGTTAGATATCAGTTTGGCGGATCAACAGCTGGCCAGTATGGTTATATTACTTTTTATAAAGACGATGCTCAAACTAGTTCTATTGGTTTCGCAGGGGGTGTTGGTATAAATGGAACTGCATTGCAATGGAAGCATGGGCTTCACTTTAGTAGAATTTTCGCGTTGAAAAAAGGAGAGTACTTCAATATCACTTTTGAAACTCAGGATGGTAAGAAGTTAGATTTTTCTCAAATAAACACGCTGCACATTATGGAAATAGAATCTTAGATTAAAGGAGTGAAATAAATGAAAAACATTTGGAAATATGGACGTACTGGCGGAGAGTACGCAGGAAAAGTATTGGACGACATGCTTATATCCGTTCCTTACACGGATCAGCCACCGCTCGAAGGATTCCGTGCTGATGGCGAACCGTTAACAATCGCTGATCAGATGTTTGATCCTAAAATGAATCAATGGATTGTTTTAGTGAATGTACTAGATCACAACGATTTAAACAATCTCAAAGCGATGTATGAGTCGTTAGAAAATGAGAACGGCGATTTAAAACAGCTCAACGCCAAACTCATGCTAAACAATGTAGCAATTAAACAGGAAAATACTGCATTGAAAGAAAAAGCGGATAGTTTAGCACAAATCAATTCAAAAATGATGCTTGCTTCGCTTCAAAACAGCAAGGATATTGCAGAAATTAAAGAGCAACTAAATCCAGCTTTAAAGGGAGGTGAGTAGTATGTTTAGTTTTAGCGATGTGAAAATGATGTATGATTGGGGCTGTTTTACTGACGATCAAGTTCGACTATTCGTTCCACTATGCATTACAGACGAAGAAGCAGATAAAATCATTAGCAAAGAAGAGAGCGCATCTTAATTGATGTGCTTTTTATTTTGATTCAAGGAGTTGTCACATGATTAATTTAGGAGAATGGGGAACAATCGCAGGATCAATCACTGCGATTGTTTCTTTGATTTTATTAGTAATAAGACCAGTCACTGCATCTTTCTCGAAGATTACTGAAACTCTTTCAAAAGTAAGTCACAATTTAGATTTGCTGACTAAAGATTTAGAATCGAGCAAATCAGATCGATTGATGATTCATGAAGAACTAAAGAAACACGATGAAAGATTAGATACACATGCAGAAAAATTGGTAGAACACACACAACAAATTAAAACTTTATTTAGAGAAAGATCTCGGTAAAAAAGAAAGGAGTTAAGAAGAAATGATTTTACCCGATAAGTATTATCAAGTCATTAAATGGACAGTTTTAACAGTATTGCCAGCTGCATCTGCTTTAGTAGCCATGTTAGGGAAAGCGTATGGATGGAATGGAACAGATATGATAGTGCTGACTATCAATGCAGTAGCAACATTTTTAGGTGTTATCACTGGTGTGTCGGCTTATAATTTGAAAAAATAGGAGGAAACAAATGAAAAAGAAAATGACTATTACTGCGATGAGCCTATTAACGGCTCTTTTTTTATTGCCAATTAATGGATTTGCTGCAAAAAATGATCAGGGTGTGGATTGGTCGATTTATCAAGGGGAGAACGGAAGATTTGGGTACGCTCATGATAAATTTGCTATTGCACAAATTGGTGGTTATAACGGAGCTGGTTTATATGACCAATGGACCTACTCCACGCAAGTTGCTTCTGCAATTGCGCAAGGCAAACGAGCGCATACCTATATTTGGTGGGATGTGTGGGGTTCTCCAGCAATTGCTAAACAAACGATGGATTATTTCTTGCCAAAGATTCAAACGCCTAAAGGTTCAATTGTAGCGATTGATTTCGAGGGTGGGGCATCTTCTAATAAACAAGCAAATACGAATGCCATTCTTTATGGTATGCGTCGAATTAAAGCAGCAGGCTATACTCCAATGCTTTATTCAGGAAAGCCGTTTTTATTAGCTAATGCTTATTATCAGCAAGTAATCAAAGAGTTTCCAGATTCGCTATGGATCTCTGCTTATCCTGATTATAATGTAACGCCAACTCCTAACTGGAATATTTTTCCATCGCTGGACGGTATCGGTATCTATCAATTTACCTCAACTTATATTGCTGGTGGATTAGATGGTAATATCGATTTAACTGGCATTACAGACAATGGTTATACAGGTTCAGATAAACCAGCAACAGATACTCCAGCAACGGATGCAGGGGAAGAAGCTAATGATACGCCAAAATCAGAAATTAAAGTGGGCGACACTGTGAAAGTGAATTTTTCAGCGAAAAACTGGGCAACTGGAGAAGCAATCCCACAATGGGTAAAAGGAGAAAGCTACAAGGTTCAACAGATAAATGGCAACAAAGTTTTACTTGCAAATATTTTATCTTGGATTGATAAATCAAATGTAGAAATCTTGCCAGATTCTACAACTGTTCCAGACAAATCAACAGTTGTTAGCAAAAATCATGTCGTCCAATACGGCGAAACGCTATCTTCGATTGCTACGAAATATGGAACGACGTATCAAATATTAGCATCACTAAATGGATTGAGCAATCCTAACATGATTTATGCTGGGCAGGCGTTGAAAGTAAGCGGTGCAGTAAGTACGACTAAAACATATACGGTTCAATATGGTGATAACCTTTCTTCAATTGCAGTCAAGCTAGGTACAACGTATCAAGCATTGGCACAGCGCAATAGCTTATCAAATCCTAATATGATTTATCCAGGTCAAGTACTATCATACTAAAAAATATCCCCTCTCTTGCACGAGAGGGGTGGTACATAGAACGAAAAAAGTTTTTATACAAAATCAGCTTTAAAATCTTTACAACTTATGTTGATCGTGGAAAAATTTTAATTTTTACTCTCGCTTTCTTAATGTATATATTTTAATTATACATTTTTACTTTATTCCAGTTATTGAATGCATTCCGTAATAGTTTGCCATCCATGAGTTAAACCAAGAGTTTTTATCGGTTGTTAAATAGGCAGTGCCATTGTATGGACTTATCAAAGTGTGAGAAGGTGTTAGAAGATGTAAACTAACGTCAGAATTACTAGCAGATTTATTTATCGTTTCAATTTGAATATTGACTTCTTTGTAATTTTTAAGTATGTCACTAAATCCGTAAATGTATGTGACAAATGTAACTAATGCTAGCACGCATAATAGATAGTTTCTAAATTTAGTATAGTTATAGATACTATTAAAGAGATAGGCAATTATTATGATCATAAAAATCGCTGGACCAAAAAAAGTTCTTAGAGGTGCAGAAGGCGACATTATTAAACTAAATATTCCAGCAATATGGCCAATAAAAAGTATTCCAGTAAATATAACATCAGATTTAGTAATTTTTTTCTGATATATAAGAATAAATATCAATAATAACGCAATTAAATATGCGAAGAAAAAATGACTTATACTCATTGAATAAATCGATATAGCATGATCTTTAAGCAAATTAAAGCTTAAATCAAGAACTCCCCTTTTTTGTGACCCTGGAGATTTCATCATTATTATAAAACCTACTCCAGAACTAACAACTCCCAGTAATCTCCAAATATCGTATGACTTACGTTCTATATATTTCCATATTATTAATAATACAATAATTAACGTAGTTGCTGGTCCAGAATTTTCATTTGTTGCACCAGATAGAAAACCAAGAACGATAGAGGTAGAAATTGTAAAAAGATTGGTTTGAAAATTTTGTAAATTAAATAGTAAAAATGAAGAATAAATGATGCCCATCCATAGATAATTTCCAGAGCCGGAGAGCCATAAAACACTTTTGCCAAATTCAGGTATAAACAGCCAAAGCGACAAAAAAATTAGTAAAAACATTTTAATACTGTTACGTACATTTTTTGTTGTATTTATTATCAAGTAGATAATTAGTCCAAGAGATAGGAAAGCAATACTATTAAAAATATTAAAGATAAATTTATTGTATTGCATGAAAAATTGAACGATTGAATGAGCTACGAATCTTCCATTCCAAATATTGTAGTGAGATACTTGTGATCTAATTATACTTCTAAATCCATTGATTTTTTCAAGAGGATCGGCTGGCATAGCAGACTTATAAACAAAGCGATAAGTGTAATCATCTGAAACATAGTGAGTCATATGATTTAAAGCAAATACTAAAAAAAAGGTGATTAAAAAAATAAATAATATAAAAAAGTATTTTTTTCTTGATAAGAAGCGTGACAACAT